TATTATACAAATTACACAGAGCTTATGAATTTAAAGGTTCTATCTTTTTTGATTGTATTATTTACTCTTCCTTTAATTTTTCAGCCAGTGGCTTTAAATATTTTAAAATTAAAACTTTTTGATGCTTTGGTTGAAACACCTGAATCCTCAGGTAATTTTGTAATATTAAACCTTACTGAAGAAGACGTTGATGAGGCTGGTGGCTACCCTTTCCCCAGAGAAACTTTAGCTAACATACATATTGATATTCTTAATAAAGGAGCACTAGGAGTAGGTTGGGTGCTTGCTTTTCCTCACAAAGACAGGTTAGGTGGCGATGAGTATTTTAAACAAGCTCTTTCCTATGCTCCCTCTGTTGTGGCTGTGTTTGAAAACAACAGTCAAATCTACCCTAAAACAGAGGGCACAGTAATTTTAGGAGAAAATACAGGAGGATATTTATCACAAGGGATAGTTAAAAACATTGATGGTCTAAACGTCTTAGAAGGAGTAGCATCTGCTCCTGTTGACGTTGATAATTTAGTAAGAAGAGTACCTTTATTATATAGAACGCCTGAAGGATGGATAGCAAGTTTTGGTACACAAGTTTTAAAAGCATTGACAGGAGCTAAAACTTATATAATCAAAACTAATGAAAACGGTATTGAAGAAGTAACAGTAAAAGGAGTGCCTCCTGTAAAAGTAGACTCACTAGGTAGAAAATGGATAAGTTGGGTAAATACTCCAGAAACTACACTTAAAGAACTAGATGTAGAAAATAAATTTGTTTTTGTTGGCGTTACAGCTAAAGGTGTAATGCCACAACTAGCTACCCCAGTTGGGTTACTTGAACCACACAAGGTACAAGCAGCACTAGCAGAATCAATATTGATAGAAAATAGTCCATTTATTCCCGACTACAGTGTAGCCGTCGAAGTTTTAATTTTATTATTATCCCTGCTATTAGTTTGGGTTGTGTTGAGCAACTTTGGCGTTACTGCAGGGGTTACAAGTTTTAGTCTCCTTATGATAGGGACTTCGCTTTTAGGTTACTATATCATAAAACAAGGAATCTTGATTGACGTTTCTTGGAGTATCATAAGTCAGTTTACAGTTGGTTCTATAATATTTTATTTTCGTTTTAGAGAACAATACAAACTACGACAACAAATTAAAAAACAGTTTGAACACTACCTTGACCCTAGACAAGTAAAACAGCTACAGAAAAAACCTGAGCTACTAAAATTAGGCGGTGAAAAAAGAAACTGTACTTTTTTATTTACTGACGTAAGAGGTTTTACAGCTCTATCAGAAAAACTAGAACCAGAACAAGTTACTGAAATAATAAACAAAACTCTAACTATACAATCAAATGCTGTAAAAGAATATGGAGGCATGGTTGATAAATATATAGGTGATGCTATGATGGCTATATTTAATGCACCTATAGACCTGCCTAACCATGAAGATAAAGCTATCAAAACAGCTTTAAAAATAATAGAAGATATGGAAAAAGCAGATGTGGGAGTAACTATAGGTATAGGAATAAATACAGGTGAAGCAGTAATAGGTAATATGGGGAGTGAGAGTAGGTTTGATTATTCAGCTATAGGAGACCCTGTTAATACTGCTGCAAGACTTGAGTCTGCAACTAAAGAAGTAGGGGTAAATTTATTAATTGGGGAAAACACTAAACAAAACACTAATTATAAGTTACAATTATTAGAACCTATAAAAGTAAAAGGTAAAAAAGAATCACTAAATATATACACGTATGAGTAAAATATTATTAGGAGTAATAGCTGTTTTGTTTACGATCTGTAGTTTTTTATGGGTACAAAACTCTAATTTATCAAAACTTAATCAAGCGTTTGAATTAAGAGATCAAGAACAGAAAAAAGCTATTGAATCACTACAGAAAGATTTTACTCTACAAACAGAGGGCTTATTAAAAATACAAACACGTAATCAAGAAATAGAAGCCGAAATGAATAGATATCTTGATATATTTAAACGACATGATTTAACAAAATTAGCTGCAGCGAAACCTGGACTAATTGAAACTAGAATAAACAAAGGTACAAAAGATGTATTTGAAAGTATTGAAAAGGACAGTACTAATATCGATAGCCTTGATGATGGTCTGCAGTTGCAGCCTGATTCCTAAAAAGGTTGATATAGTTACTAAACCTCTTGAGAGAAACATAGTACAACCTATCATGCCTAGAGGCATAGACCTTAAAGAACCATATTGGTATGTTGTTTCTGCAAAAAACATAGATGAGTTTTTAGAAAGGATAGAAAAAGATCAAGGGCAAGTAGTTTTTTTAGCTATGTCTGTGCCTGACTATGAATTAATGGCATATAATATGCAAGAATTAAAAAGGTATATAAATGAACTTAAAGAAGTAGTGGTTTATTATCGAAAAGTTACTACAAACAATAAAGGGGAATAAAATGAAGATATCACAAGAAGGATTAGCACTAATTAAAAAATATGAAGGTTGTGAACTTGAAGCGTATTTGTGCCCAGCTGGTGTATTGACTATAGGTTACGGACACATAAAAAATGTAAAAGAAGGAGACACTATTACTGCAGAAGAAGCACACGATATGCTTGTTGCAGAAATGTGTGAGTATGAAGAATATATAAACGAATTAGTTAAGGTTGAACTTGAGCAGTATCAGTTTGACGCTTTATGTTCTTGGGTGTTTAATTTAGGACCCACTAACCTTATTAGTTCAACTTTATTAAAAGTTTTAAATAACAAAGACTATGATGGTGTTCCGACACAAATAAAAAGATGGAATAAATCAAATGGAGAAGTATTAGAAGGTTTAGTTAAAAGAAGAGAAGCAGAAGCTCTTTTATTTGAAAATAAACCTTGGGAGAATGTTTAGATGCCTTTAACAAAATTCGTTTTCAAGCCTGGAATCAATAGAGAAGGTACAGATTACGATAATGAGGGCGGTTGGTTTGATGTCAACCTAGTTAGGTTTAAAAATGGTCGACCTCAAAAAATAGGTGGGTGGCAAAAAGTAAATGAGGATACATATTTAGGTACAGCACGAGCTCTAAAAAACTGGATTTCTTTAGCTGGTTCTAAATATTTAGGTATAGGCACGCATTTAAAATATTATATTCTTGAAGGAACAACATTCGCAGATATAACACCCATAAGAAAAACCAGTGATGACACTGTAACTTTTTCTGCTAGTGATGGCTCAAGCACAGTAACTGTAACAGATTCAAGCCATGGAGCTGTACAAGGAGATTTCGTAACTTTTTCTGGAGCGGTAAGTTTGGGTGGTAACATAAACTCTAATGTTCTAAATCAAGAATATCAAATACTTACAGTTCCTTCTACTAACACGTATACTATTTCAGCTAAGAATACTTCAGGAGTATCTGTTACAGCAAACAGTAGCGATACAGGTAATGGAGGATCAAGTGTTGATGGAGCTTATCAAGTTAATGTTGGTCTTGATGTTTACGTTTCTTCTACAGGTTGGGGGGCGGATGCTTGGGGTTCAGGTACATGGGGAAGTACAAGTGCTCTCACGACTTTAAACCAATTACGTTTGTGGTCTCATGATAATTATGGTGAAGATTTAATTATAAACGTTAGAGCAGGCGGTATTTATAGATGGGTAGAAAATGATGGTACATCGACACGTGCTGTTGAACTAGCGACAACTTCTGGTGCAAACTTAGTACCTACTGTCGGTCTACAAGTTCTTACTTCAGAAAAAGATAGGCATTTAATTGTATTAGGAGCAGACCCTATATCTGGTACTTCAAGAACTGGATCTGTTGATCCTATGCTTATAGCTTTTAGTGACCAAGAAGACGCTCTACAGTTTGAACCTTTAAGTACAAACACAGCAGGTAGTCTACGGTTGTCTTCAGGTAGTCAAATTATTGGTGGTGTAAAAGCTAGACAAGAAATTTTAGTTTGGACTGATACAGCTCTTTACAGTATGCAGTTTATTGGACCACCTTTTACTTTCGGTATAAATTTAATTAATGAAAGCACAGGACTAATTGGACCAAAGGCAGCAATTACTGCTCCTACTGGTGTTTTTTGGATGAGTTATGATAATTTTTATGTTTATACAGGAGCTGTAAAAAAATTACCCTGCACAGTATTAAGTTATGTATTTGACGATTTTAACTCAGAGCAGGCTTACAAAGTCTTTGCTTTTTCTAACACACAGTTTGATGAAGTAGGCTGGTTTTACGCTTCAGCGTCAAGTAATGAAATTGACAGGTATGTTGTTTACAACTATGCAGAAAATTTATGGTTCTATGGACAACTAGAAAGAACAGCTTGGCTAGATACAGGAGTAGAAGCATATCCTGTAGCTGCAAAAGATAATTATTTATATCAACATGAAATAGGTTTTAATGATGATGGAGAACCTATGACTAATGTTTTTATAGAAAGTTCAGATTTTGATTTAGGTGACGGTGAACAGTTTGCTTTTGTAAACAGAGTTATTCCTGATTTAAAGTTTCTAGAAAACAGTAGCGACGGACAGGTAAACATAGTTCTAAAAACTCGAGATTTTCCAGGAGACTCACTAAGCACTAATAGTACGAATATAATTACAAGCACAACAAAACAATCACATGTAAGAGCAAGAGCAAGACAGATGGTATTAAGGTTAGAGTCTGATGACGATGCTGTCGCAGAAAATACTAGCACAGGTTGGAGACTAGGAGCTACTCGACTTGATGTAAAACCTGACGGCAGACGATGAGTAAATTATTAGTTTCAACACTACCATTAGCTTACGAAGGCTTAGTAGAATCTGATACGTTTAATAAATTAGTTAGAATACTAGAACTCAACTTAGGTGAGTTTGACCCTGATAATACTAGACAAATAAACGATAGAGATAAAAACCGAGCTAGATTTAACGTAGGTAGTTTAATTTGGAACACGAATAATCAATCTTTAGAAGTCTACATTGGTAATCGTTGGGTAACTTTAACCGACCCTGTTGAAGACCATGGCGTACAAGGTATGTTAAGTTTAGGTTCAGTAACAGTAGAAACTAACGGAAACACAAAGATAGTATTATGATCTCAAAAGAGGTATTATTCATAATAGGAGTAGTGTAACTGTATGAGTTCTTATGGTTTAGAAAGTTTAGCTATACATGGTCGTTATGGCGATACATTAATTGGTCACTTGAGCACAGGTGAAGTAGTCTTACCTAGACCTATAGCAGACGATCCGATATTAAAAAGACAACTATTTAACGCTTTTGAGCGTCACGAACTTAACCCCAATCAATACACAGTAGGTCATTATGAAAACTCACTTAACCCTATTACTGGTGTTCCTGAGTTCGGGTTTTTTAAAAAAATTGGTAAAAGTATTAAAAAAGTAGCAGGCACTATCGGTACGGTAGTAGGTTTTGCTGTAGCAGGACCAGCAGGTGCTGCGATAGGTGGCGGTATTGGTGGCGGTGTACAGACTGGTTCTCTAAAAGGTGCTTTAAAAGGTGCAGCAAGTGGTTACGTTTTAGGTAATGTAGCTTCAGGTTTTGGTGTAAAAGGTGGAGGGGGTTTAAAATCTCTTAACCCTTTTAGTTCAGACAGTATGTTTAGAGGATTAGATGCTGCAGCACCTGGAGGAGCAGATGGAGGTATAGGTGGATTTTTTAAAGACATTGGTGCTTCTGGTAGAGGATTTTTCGGTGGTGAGTTACCTTCAACATATAGTGGCGGTTTAAAAGGCATAGGAGAGTCTTTTAAAGCTCTTTCAGG